GATACATCATTATCAAAATCACCAGTCAATTCACTAGCTAATGTAGCAAGTACTTGCTCATCTAATACTTCAGCAAGGTTATCGTCAAACCCTTCTGGCTCTTCGTCTTTTTCCATGCGCATGATGGGTTGTCCATCAATGCCAATCTCTACAGCTTCGGGATCTTCAATAGATATTTCTAGCTCAGGCTGATCGCCCTCTTCATCAAGTTGATCTAAACCCTGTGGGGCCTGGTACATTGCTTTATCTATTGCCATAATTTATCCTTAATAATAGGCTGCTTTTTTGCGATATTTGTAAAGTATATCGTCATCAGGTTCGTCACTTGGCAGACGAATAAATCCGCCCTGCCTGAATCTTAACAGAGCTAGCGTAGTTGAGTCTACTAAGTCATCATTTAGACCACTAGGAAAGTCATTACATTCCTCAATTACATCCTTCGCCCAGCGGTGCGCCGGCGCCCAGACGACCCCTCCCGAGAACAGATCGCTAATAGCATTAACTCGAGAGATTTTGTCTTGACCTTTGCCAGGTGTGAACTCCTGCGCTGGTATACCCATACGTCTGAACTCTTGATAGAGTGCCGCCCCATTGGACTTCTTTTCAACCATAAACGCATCCGGTTGCCATTCTTTATATTCTTCGAGACAAAGTTTCTTAAGTTCCGGAAACTCCAGCCGCTTTTTGATCGCATTAAGTAGGATGATGTTGTAATTGTTGACCTCTTCGTTAAAGAAGACGCCCCACGTTGTGAGCGCATTAAAGTCCGCACGGTTGTTTGCCTCCTGAGCCGCGTCTAGCGACATGATAATAAATTCACACTGCGGTGGCTGTTCCTTATCCCAGATGTTCCACCACTCCCTTTTAATCAAAGCACCTTCTTCAGATACTGGATTTTGCATATACTGAGCATTCCAATACCTAATGTCAAGTGCAGCTTTCTTAGCTAGTAACTCCTCTACAGGCCAGAACTCAGGCCAAAGGCTCTCGCCATCATCTTTAATAGCAGGAAACTCAATAACTTCCCAAGGGTCAACCTCGTCGTTATTCTCTAGCTGTTTTATGATCTGTCCGGTTAAGTCAAGTTTAGACCACCGCGTCATCACAACAATGATCGCACCACCCGGCATAAGGCGCTGAAGAGGCCCAGACTGGAACCACTCCCAAGCAGGAAGAAAAACGTCTGGTCGCCCTGTTTTGGCGTCTTGCTCAGAATGTGGATCGTCAATAATGAACAAATCAGCGCCCCTACCAGCGAGAGCACCTCCAACACCAATAGCAAAGTATTCACCATTAAAATTTGTTCCCCAACGCGAAGCCGATTTACTGTCAGCTTGTAATTCTACCTGCGGAAATATTGTTTTATAGTTGTCTGAACCAACAAGGTTCCTAACACGACGTCCAAAGTTAACAGCCAAATCCGCTGTGTGAGACGCCATGATGATTTTTTTCTGAGGATACTTACCCAAGAACCAGGCAGGAGCGAGATAGGATATAAGTTCTGACTTACCATGACGCGGAGCGATATTAACAATGACTCGTTTTTTCTTACCGTTAGCAATATCTTCAAAAATTTGAGCCAGTTTAAGATGGTGCGGTCCGACTTTATAGCCCGGGTATACGTGTTTAACAAAGTCCAAAAAGGATACTTTGCCTCGTTCTTGGGTGAGAAATTCGTCATATTTTTCTAATAAATCCTTAGTTTTCCGCTTAATTTGCTCTGGAGTTTTGGGGTTTTGGACCAATAATCGCAGCTTAAATAGCTGTTCCTGAGACAATTTATGCATCTTTTTCGTCTTTTTCTGTGATGTTTTTAGCTTCTACATCAATATATTTACCCTCAACATCATCTAAAAGGGTCAATAACTCAGCCTCAACCTCTTCCATAGACTGGATTTTGACTGTAACTTCGCTTCTTTTCTTGAACGCATCGACTCCATCAACCTCACCAAGCACCCGCAGAGCTGCAACTTTGGTCTTTACATCCTTGGCAGCCTCTACAGAATGCACTAAGTTGTTGACTACATAGGTTTTTAGGTCGGATAACTCATCTACGATGCTCACATTCATCTGGGCTACCATGCCAGCTAACATAGCAAGAGTCTCGTTGGGGTACTGATTAAACTCTGGGCGGAACTTGGGGTCACTTGCCATCTGCACGGCTAGTTTTTTAGCGTCGTCAACGTTACCTTTGTTAGGTGAGATGGGTTGTCCGCTTAGTTCAGACATTAAAGCCACCACGTTTGCCCGCATGTTTAACTCTTCTTGGGGCGTGAGTTCAGGAAATGCTTCGGTAGCATTCTTTGGTAGGGGGATGTTGCTCTCGATTTCTGGAATATACGCGTCCATGCGCGAAGTATATAAGGGTTTTAACTATGTGTAAAGAGTTTCTTTACAGAAAAAGAATGGGGCGACGGCTAAAAATGCGCATCTTTAATTCTACGGAAACCCCTAAAAACACACCCTCACGTGTATGAGTAATATGTTACACCTTTTTCTTTTTACGCCGAACCTTTTTCTTTTCTTGCCGCTCTTCGTGGTGATGAATACGATGGCAATTAGCGCATAGGGGTATGCACTTTTTAATTTCTTCTTTAGCTTTTTTGTAATTACCTAATTGAGCTAGGCGATTTACTGAGTGGTAATCTGTTCTATCTACGTGGTGAAAGTCTAGTGCTGCTGGATGAGAGAACCCACACATCGTACATTTAAATGTACTCTTAAATGCATACCACTCTTCACGCTTGTCGCGTTTTAATTTAGCCGCCCTAGCTTTTACTTCTACTTGATTAGCTAGGTAATGCTTACGGCTGTACTCCTTGTGTTTGTTTTTTCTTACGTTCGCGTCTTTGTACGGCATCGGGATGAACCTTATATCTCCAGTAGATAGCGTTCTTAAAAGACCACTTGTTGGCAGGAGTATATATCCTAAATCCACAAGATATCAAAGAGTTTGATGATGCAGGGTTATTTGTTGTATCAGTGATGAGCCAATTCCAACCTAACTTCTTAGCTTGTGCTTGTCGTACTTTGATTAATCTTTTCTGTAATCCTTTGCCTGTGTACTCATACATCACACCTGCTCTACATAAGTAACCTGTATCGTTCCAAGCAATCGACCGAACAAGACCAGCAAATCCCACGGGCTTGCCATCCTCTGTATATACGATCCACCAATGCCCACGATCTGGTTTGTAGATAGAGTCGCTCGGCAGGATTTTCTTTTGTAAGTAACATAGCATCGTAACGTTAGCAGGTTCGCGTAGATCAACTTTTCGGACAAAGAACTTCATAGCAACTCCTAAGAATTTTTAAATATTATCCCCCATATATGACAGTTTTGGGTCCCCTTGACGGGGGGTGTTTCTGTATAAATGTAAAGTTATGGATAGGCGCAATTTAGGTCATGAGTAATTTTTAAATATTATCCCCCATATATGACAGTTTTGGGTCCCCTTGACGGGGGGTGTTTCTGTATAAATGTAAAGTTATGGATAGGCGCAATTTAGGTTATGAGTTTGGCGTTTTTTATTTTTATATTCAATAAGTTAGGTCAATAATGGAGTCGTCTGAGTTTGGGAATTTAGTGGAGTTATTTGTGTAGATCAAAGGGTATAAGGCATGGATGGAACCATTTCTAAAAACTGGGGGGTAGGGGTGCGCGATTGAGGGCGGAAAACTTGACATATAGCGGGGTATCGCGTAGAACTGTAATCAATGAAGCAATGGTGCTTCAGACATAGAAAGGATATCCATCATGGATACACTTGGTTACTTAGTATTAACTATGACTGTTGTAGTTCCTTACTCACTCAAGCATGAAGATAAGTTCCGCTTCAAGCGTCAGACCTTGGCACGGTTTAACTGCTGTACTGTTGAAGAGGCACGTGTCTTCAAGGCTCGGTTCTTACAGCTTAACGAACATCTAAGTGCTGACGAAGTACATGGTGAGTGGCAGACTCGGGAGTTTATCTAATCAATCGGGGGCTTCGGCCCCCACTTTAAAAGGAGAAGTAAATGAAACTCGTATATGACAGTACTTGTGAGCTGGTACAAGCTGGTGATGTAGTTCACATTAAGAATAGACCTTGGACAATCCTGTCCGTGCCTGAAGATAACACCGACTATGTCACAGGCAAGACTATGGACGAAGAGGGCTGGATTACCCTACTCACTCCCGAGTGGCTCATGGCTACATGGGTTAACGACACCATATGGCAACGTATGTGCGAACGCAAAGAAGAGTGGGATGTGCAGATGTATATCAACGAGCAGTTCATGCAGTAACACTCGGTCCCTGCGAAAGCAGGGATTGAAACCAGTTACTTGTTGTCGGGCGCGTCTATGTGAGTGCGTTATTTAGTGTGCCATTCTTGCGTGGAAACTTGACTAATGACCTTGTGTCGCGTAGAACTGTAATCAGCCAAGCAATTCCGCTTGGTTTATGTAGTATTTCATTTTATGAAAGGCAATACAAAATGGCTAAAAACCAAAACCTAGCAGTAGATTTAATCGCTTCCCTCAAAGACGGAGCTTACAAGCAAGCCTCTGCCAATGATCGCATTGTATCGGTTGCGAAGTATGTAATCGAGAAGGTCAAGGGCTTTCCTGAGGCTTTGCCTGATGAGGCTAAGGCTGAGTTAGTCGAGGGTTATCGTCTACGCTTTAATGAGAATAACCCTGCTATTCAGTATGTCATTGTTAATGACCACTACTTGTTAGCTAGCGACTGCCCTGATGTAAAAGAGGGGTTTGTTAGTATCGGGGTAGATTATGCCTACTCATTCAGCCAACAGCAGTTTGGCAAGCTCAAGAATGAGAACCCCTACTTGTATGACATTATCAAGCCTTTGCGTGATAAATGCTCTACCTATTGCAGTAATCGTATCAACGACCTAAAGCGTCAAGCTCGGGCTTTGCTCAAGACTGATACTAAGGGTAATCGTGGTGCAACTCTTGATTTTGGACAACGCTTAGTCAAGGTCTTTGATGACCTAGAGGCTAAATGCAAGGTCGCTAAAGAAAGAGGTGATACAACGGCTGATCTAGTCAAGTATCGCAAAGCAGTCGAGGCTTTTAACAAGGCTTGGGCTTAAGTAGTATCGAGGGACAGGGCTTCGGCTCTGTCCCTTTTTTTGTGCCTCGAAAATGAAACCAGTTACTTGTTGTCGCGTGCGTGAGTGCGTGTGTTAAATATCTCATAGCCCATATGCCAGCGCAAGGTCATTGATTAGTGTTCCACGGGATAGTGGAATCTGCCCTGTATCATTTAGAATTCTAAGAACTGATGCGATAACATCAGCCAACGCTAAGTTATTACAAAAAATTCCAAGTTTAGAGTCGGGGGTTCTGAGTTCCGCAGAAAAATTCCAAGTGGTTTGGAATTTAATTTGTTTTATAAATCATAGACTTACACAGGAAATTCCAAAATTCCACTTTTTTTAGAAATAGGCTAGGGGGTAAAGAGTTATTTTAGAAAAGTTGTGTCAGCAAGAAGTCTTTTTTCCCGATGTATTTTAGTAAAGCAGAAAACACTCGCAAGGTATTGTTACCTCAAAAAAACTTGGAATTTTGGAATTTTTCTTATTCTTCTTCTTTTTTAATTTAATAAATAATATATATAACAAGGACTTATAGCATTTTTTACCTCGAAAATTAAATTCCAAAACCATTTTTAAACTTGGAATTTTTCTTGGAATTTTTTACAAACTTGGAATTTTTTCGGTCTACCCTCGCCTAAAAAAGTTATCCACAAAGATTGTGTTAAAGGTAAAGTTATACTATAATTATAGTGTTGGTTGGCGAGAAAATAAGACGGCAACATAGTCCCCTCACCCATCAGCATTACTTAGCGTTCCACGATGTAGTGGAATTTGATTGTAGTTTTTATCGGAGATTGGCATGAATACTTATCTGATTCACTTTGATGGTAAGCAGTATGAAGTAGTTGGGAGAGATGTTTATAGCACTAAGGTGGCTTTCGTTAATAAGTTCAATATCCCAAAGCGTAAGCAGTCGTTAGTATCAATTAACCTTCACAAGAAGGCAGACCAAGTAGTAGTTCATTCAACCGCATCACTATAAGGAGTAAAACATGGGCAAACTTAAAAACCTCATTATCGAGAACGAGGAAGCGTTCAATCGCATCTTCAAAGCAAAGCAACAAATTACCGACCCACGAGATAGTGGACTCGAACCTACTGATGAAGACTTAGCTAGATACGAAGCTGAGTTCGCAGACTGGTTGGATATGTATGAGAAGTCTTTCGGTGACGAGAAGGGATACCTACCATGATTGATGAAACTTTTACACCACAATGTAAGCTATGCGGTGATGTATATGACTCGAAGCGCTTAGCGTTGGGCTATGCGGTGTGCTGTGAGTGTGGCGACGAGATTGCTCACAAGCTAAACACCAAGCGGACTATCGCACCACTTCACAAGTCTAACTACATACTCGTGACTAACCTTGACGACTTAAAAGGTCTTAACAACAAAGGGGGTATCGTGAAATGAATGAGCTAATGAAAAGGCGCATGGAGTTTTCCAAGCTATACCAAGAGAACCAAGCTAATCGGAAAGTGTTTGATTGGATGGTTGAAAGCCTAACTAACAATGCGCTGGCAAAAGAAACCACCAAGAAGTTGGGCGCATATAACAGGAGAGACTATCGTGGATGAAGCGGAAAAAAATAGCCTTTCATACAATGCTCAGATGGCATGGGATAGATATGCAAAAGAGCATGAGTCCAAGCTAGACGATCTAACCGATGATCAATTCTTCATGTTGGGCGATGCTTTTGTTGATGGATACATGCAAGCCATAGGAGATATTTATGGGATATAGGTCTAGTGTTGCATACACAATTAGATTCACACCCGATAGCGGTGATATGACGCAAGAAAAACTAAAAGGTGCGTTCGCAGTCTTTCTCGAAGAAGCTACGGCTAATGAAGATATTAAGCTATGTTTTACCCAAGAAGAAGCTAGAGAGTTCATAAAAGTGGACAGGGAAGGATGCGCCATCAATTTCTTTGCTAGTGATGTGAAGTGGTATGAAGACTATACCGATGTGAAGTGCCATATAGCTTTACTTGAAATGGTAGAAGATTGGTTAGCTGAAGATAACCCTCACTCAAAATATCTAGGTTATATCTTTGTGCGTATCGGTGAAAGTCCTGACGACATTATTGAAGAATGTGGTGGTAATTACGACTGGGACTGGCTAAGTGTGTCTCGCTCGATTAACTGTGACTGGTTCAATTAAAAATCTCATGTATCACCCTTGTGTTATATGTAAAGTTGTAGTATACTTATAGAATGGAGAAAGGAGAAGTATATGCACTGGTTCAAGTTGGTATGTATTTTGATTTGGTTGTATTTAGTAATCCACCTAGTAGTGGACTTTAATTTAATTAAGTAAAGGAGAAGTTGTTATGAATGAACTAAAAATGCCTGAGCATTTAATCTCATTGGCGAGTAGTGCGGTGTTAATCAGCGTAGATATTTCTGTGTGGTCAGCAACGAAACAGGACAGAGGTATCAGCGATGAAGTTACTACGGCAAAGAACGCTGATAAAAGCGCGGGTCGGTATGTTAAGAATCTATTAGCTAATCACCCCTCGCATAAGGCAGTCGTGAACTATCGTCAAACCATCTATAACTGGCTTCAGCGTAGGACTTATCGGTGGAATCAAAGCCAGCAGTTATTACCTAGTATTGATATGCCCAAGTTTAAGCAAGAGTATCACGAGCATCAAGTAGCGTTCCACGCATTAGTGGATTCGTTAATAGATAACTACGATTCAATCGTATCGGATATGGCTTTCAAACAAGGTGATATGTTTAACCGCAGCGACTATCCAACCAAAGAGCAAGTTGCATCTAAATTTAGTTTAAATCTGTATGTATCAGAAGTCCCGACCAATGACTTTCGTTGTGGCATAGCCCAAGATATTGCAGAGGACTTGTTCAACAATCTATCTTCACAAACTAAAACAATCATAGACAACATAGCTAGTGACCAAGCGCAACGGCTTGTCGATGTAATGGAGTCCATTACTCATTGTTGTGGAGTTGATGAAATTGATTTGGAGAATGGCGAGGTGCGGACTAAGCGTCGCAAGATATACGACACGACGATACAGAAAGCATTAGAAATGTGCGAAAGTTTTAAGCGATTTAATCTTAAGAATGATTCAGAATTAGAGCAAGCTCGTGCGTCGCTAGAGAAAGTCTTGCGTGGTGTATCAGCAGAGGACATTCGTGATTCAGATGCAGTCCGTCATCATGTCAAAGAAGGTATTGATGACATTCTTAGTAAGTTCGGTAGTTTCAGTTCCATTGTCTAGTGGATTCATAAGTAGTGCATGCACTAATAGACCAAGAGTGCATTTTTCAGTAGTTTATATTTTTAACCAAAGGAGAAGTAAACATGGCAACAAAAATCAATATGGTTCAAACAGTATCTATTAAGGAATTGCGTAAAACCATTCCGCTAATCGGTGCGCAACGGGAAAAAGACCAATACATCACACCAATCATACAGAGTGAACCTGGTTGTGGTAAGACCTCTCTCTTATCTATGATGCGTGAGGATTTGGGAGAAGGTTATGACTATATCTATGTGGACTGTCCCGTAAAAGATATGTCCGACATCGGTATGACTATTCCCAACCATGCAACCAAGACTCTCGAATACTATGTGAGTTCCCTATTCAAACTAGATAGTCCGAAACCTAAAGTCATTCTGCTCGACGAGTTCATGAAGTCACCCAAGTTATTGCAAGTAATCTTTACTCGCTTGATGTTGGAAAGAATGGTAGGTGATGTTCCACTACCTAGTGGGTCGATAGTTTTCGGCACAAGTAACAATGCGTCAGACGGCGTTGGTGATACGATGCTTGCTCATGCTGGTAATCGTGTGTGCATTATGCGTATGGCAAAACCAACACCGAACGAATGGTTGGAGTGGGCATCAGCTAATGGTATCTCTCGTGTTGTTCGTGCGTTCGTGGCATTGTTCCCTCGCACCCTCGCTTCATATACTGAGGGCAACCAAGAGGACAACCCATATATCTTTAAACCAAGCATGACTAGTTTATCTTTCTGCTCACCTCGTTCGCTTGCCAAGTGTGATGTCATTGTTAAGAATCGGGACATACTAGGTGAGAACGCTACGGCGGTGGCATTGGCTGGCACGATCGGTGCTAGTGCGTCTGCGGATATGAGTGCGTTCCTATCGCTAGAGAAAACCCTTCTTGATGTGAAAGACATTATCAAATCACCAGATAGCATTAAAGTTCCCGAAGAAGTATCAGCACAGTTAATGATTATGTTCCAAGCAGTCGATGTTCTAGAAACGCAAGACGAGTTGACTAAGTTCATGTCATTCGTCAATAAGATTCCTAGTTCAGAAGTTCAATCAGTATTCTTTACCATGATGATGCGTAATAGTAAGTCCATCAAACTTGCTCGCAATAATATGCAGATTGCAGAGTGGGCTAAGAATAATCACGAGTTGTTTTAATTAACCAAAGGAGAAGTGCATGACATTAGAAATAACTTATAGCGAAATGTTTTTAATTATGTGGGCGGTGGGTATGACCCTCATGTATTTAATTACTAGGTCTAATGCGGAAGACTTTAGAAAGCACACCCTCGCCAAGCTGATGCAAGTATATAAAGGTGAAGCGAGGATTGTCTTTGAAGAAACCGACGAAGGCTACCATATATCAATCGTAAACAAGGAGTAATAAATGATTGCAAATAACAGACAGGAAGTCCGCTTGAAGAAAGCGCATATTGCCCTGATGAAACACCCTGAGACTGCGTTGTATTCGGGAGTGATGCTCATGGGTAAGTCAGAGGTAAGCGACGAGATGTTTACAGCATATACAGATGGTGTGAATAAGAGATACTCTAAGCCATTCCTCGAGACAATCAGTAGTGAATCTAAGTTGCGTGGCTTAGTGTTGCATGAGAATCTTCATGTGGCATTAAAGCAAATCCCTCGTGGTAAGGATATGTTCAAGGAAGATTCTAAGATTGCAAACATGGCGGCGGATTTTGTAGTCAATGACATTATCGCTAACATCAAAGGAACAGTAAGCGGTGGAAATGAATCTATCGTGACCTTGCCCGAAGGTGCGTTGTATGACCCTTTCTTTCATAACTGGAATATGCGTGAGATATATAACTATATCCGTAAAGAGAATCCTCAACGACAAAAACAATCAGGTGGCTCATCAGATGAATCTAACAGTCCATCAGAGAGTGGAACGCAAGGTAGCGGTGGTGATAACAAGATCAAAGCTAACGGCAAAGAGTATGACATGGGCGGTAGCGGATTCGATGAGCATGATTGGGAAAGCTATATCGAAGGACTATCAGACGAAGAACGCAAAGACTTGGGTGACAAGATAGACAGAGCGTTGCGTGAAGGTGGTATGTTGGCTGGTCGCATGGGCGGTAAGATGCCACGAGCAATCGGTGAACTACTTGAACCCAAGATTGACTGGCGGGAAGCGTTGCGTGACTTTGTAGCATCGAGCATGAAAGGCAAAGATGAATTTACTTGGCGACGCATGAACAAGCGACACATGGCTAATGACATCTATATGCCAAGCATGGAGAATGAAACTATCGGCGAGGTCATCGTAGCTATTGATACATCGGGGTCGATTGGTGGCAAAGAACTTACAGAGTTTGCAACAGAACTGGCTTCAATCTGTGACCTAGTGTCGCCTGATGTGGTAAGAATTATATGGTGGGATGCTGATGTGCATGGTGAGCAAGTATTCAAACCTGACCAGTATCAGAACATTGCATCGCTATTGAAACCATTAGGTGGTGG